CTGACCTGCTGTTTTAACAATTTATCAATGTCTTCAGTTTCTTGTTTAAAATTTTTCTTTTTCTCTTTCTGAAGCTCTAGCAGTGCTTCTTTTCGATCAAGTTCAATCATGCGCTCAGCTCGACGCAGCGCGTCGGCGTCTGCATTCATTCTTAGTTCAATACTTTTAGCTTCATTAGCTGTTTTCTTAGCTTGCTCGCCAAATTCTTTCTGCATGCGATCAGCGCGTTTCTTCAAGTTCTCAATATCTTCAACTTGCTCTTTAACGCTGGAAATTATGTTATCAGCTGCAGCTTTGTTGTTCCGCGAAAGCTCCTTTGTGAGTTCCTGCAAATTGCTTCGCAGCTCAGAAAGCTGATCAGTTACTTTTTGTATTTCTGCTTCTGTTACTTCAGCCAACTTATATGCCCTCGTAAATGACTACTATAAATAGTAATTAAAAAAATATTAATTTCAACGATTGTTTAGGGCATCTGCTTCCTTTTCGAATTGTTCAACCAGTTTTCTTGTAAACCAGTCTCTCAAGCCGATTGGCAAATTGTACATTTCAATTAAGCTCCACCCGCCATGATATTTTAAAGAAAAGAACTGCTCATAAACAGATTCCATATATTCTTCACTCAGGCCAAAAAAAGCCCGCATTAAGCGGAACCTCTCTTCGGTCTTCATGACCACAGTTGCCACATTTAACAAGATGTGTTAGTTGAACCAGCGGAGCTAATTTTAAATATGTGTTTCTTAAAAATCTAGAATCTTGTGCTGGCATCGCGTTAATAAAGCTTTGAACAACATCTTGCTCCTCTAAATCTTGCACAGAGACAACAATCGAAGATAAGGTAAAAGTAATAGAGTTATTTTTTTGTGCCTCAGACAATTGATATTTTTCATCGTCAGAATTTGAAAGAAGCCTAACGCCAACTTTTAGCTTTGAACTAGGTAACACAATATTAAAGCGTCTTTTTTCTTGATCAAATTCAATATTGTTTTCTTTTAAGAATTTTTTATCTTGAAAAAGACCGCCATGCGTCTTGTTGTTTAGATTATAAGAAAAATTAACAGTTTCAAAGCAGTTACTGCATATAACAGATGCTTTGTATTCTGACCCATAAGCTGAAGCTCTTGCCGATATTAAGATCGCGTCGACATCGCACGTTAAAAGAGTATCGACATCAACCTCCTGGTCAACAACGATGCTTTCTAGCAATCTCTTTATTGCAACACCTTTCTCAAGCATGCTTTGTGAGGAAAGTATATCCTCTTCTTTTGCTGTCATATATTTAATTTCTATGCAGTCTTTATTGTGAAGAGGATGGTCTTCTGGATAAAAAATACCTTGTGAAGGTAAATCAACAAACTCTGTTGGTATTACATAAGACAGAGAGGGATGGACACTCATTTGTGTCACAGGGGCAGGCGCAGGTTCGGCCATGGGCTTTCCCGTGCGCTTTCTATTGTTTCTCATTTTAGCCTCGTTTTATTTTAAGTATTGATTATTGGCCGACAAGCGGGACATTCTGGGATGAGTATGTAGCATAATCATATTTGACTGTGATGTCAACACCAACTAAATCATCACTATCATAACTCATTCCTTCACCAAATTTAATAGAGGTTAACATTGAATTGACAAGAATCCACTCCTCGCCATATTCAGTCTGGGATGAAACTCCTGGATTGAGCGTCTCAGTTCGGAGATCAGCGCCCTGCATGCCAGTGCCAGTTAATTGGCGGATTTTAACATCGCCGATGCCGTTGTTTACAAAATTACTTTTTGTAATGCCAGCTTTGTAGCTTCCATCAACTGGATTAATGTAGCCAGCAGCCAAAAGAGCGTTATAGAAAGTAGATCCAACATTTGGCTCAAAAGAGTCAATGAAAGAAATACTAACATCATCCCATTTAACAATATTTGGGAAATGAAACTGATGATTTAAAAAGCGATGTGTTGTAGCATCAATGGAGACACCTGGCTTATTGACACTTTTAACCATGTAAGAAATATCAGAGCTTAAGTTAGGAAAAACAACCTGAAATCTAAAGTTTCTTTTTGGTTCGAATGATGAATTTGAGAAAAATGGCATTAATTTGGTCTCCTGTTTATTTAAATAGTTTTTTAGTTAATTTTAATCTTCAAAAGATGCGCCAGATCTTGTGACGATAAAATCGAGAGCAATAAACTCAATTGCCTTTGCAGGCTTAATAAATATCTTAGCGTATAAAATATTTCGATCAATCAAATCCTCTGTTGTTGTCTTGTCGTCAAGCTGCACTCTAAAGTCAGTGACACCAAGACCAGCTTTCACTCCGTTCAAGAACGAATTAGCTGCAGTTGAGAACCGATCCCAAGTTGCTTGAACATTTTGATCAAACAATATTGTCGAAGCAATTCTAGAGATCTCCTTTTTAACAAGAATAAGAAGTCTTCTAACATTGATTCTATCTAAGGCAGAAGGTGTCACTTGAAGTGTTTTTTGTCCAAAGATGACAACACCTTCTGCTGGGAAAGATGCAATCGGATTAATGTTTGCATCGTAAAGTCTGTCACGATCTGCCGAGACAACTCTTTCTTTAATTCCAACAACTGGAATACCTGCAGATCCTTCGCTTAAGCCGCCTCTTGTAAAGCCTGCTGGAGCAAACCAAACTGCAGATCGACGCTGCGAACTAGAGAACGTTCCAAGTGCAACAACAGAAGGAGGTACATCAACCACCGTATCATTGATTAAGTCTCTAATCTTAACGAATGGATAAAACGCGCAACCATAGCTAGAATTGATATTTAAATTCTTGAGGTTATTAATCATAGTGGTCACATTGCCTCTTCGCTCAGACTCTGGTTTATCGTTCTCATGAGCTGGAACACTAAGTCCTTCTAAATCAACAATAGCTAAGGCATCACCTCTGTTTTCACAAGTTTCAATTAACTGAGCATTGATCGTATTTTTTGTAATTCCTGGAATTGTTGCAATATCGTACTCAATAAACTCAGAATCAGAAATCATGTCAATTGACTTTTTGATAGTGTGAAAAGCATAGTTTGATCTCACTGTTGGGGAGCCTTCCATGTAAGTGTTACTAAGAGGGTCTTTCTCTGTAATGTCGAAACCATCAAATCCACCAAACATAGGCGAAGTGAATCTATTGAACCCTTGATCAAGCACTGAGACCGAGCTACTGTTTCTAGCTGTAATTGAATTGCTAGCTGCTCGTGAGCCAGCGACATGAAAAGCATGATCAAAGTTGCCATCTGCGCTCATATCATCAGTAGAACCTGTGATATCATCAAGTGTAAAAATCCAAGAATATTGGAAGGCTGCAGTATCAGAAATCTTGTTAGCAGGGTGGCCACCATTAAAATTTGCTGGCTGACCCCTTAGAAGGTCTAAGTTTTCCTGATCATATCTTTTTGTATTAACAACATTAGATTGATATCCAAAGTAAGCTTGGCTTCCTTTAAGCAGACCGCCCTCTGAAGAACTTACACGAAGTCGTGTTTTAGGCCAAGCTAAGCTAGCAGTAAGTGGATTATTAGCTGATAAAATGCCGTGAGAAACCATAGCAGCATCAGCCTCGTTTGCTGCGTGCTTTACATGTATGCTAGCAGTTGGATAATTTGCGTCATCTGCTCCAGAGAACCATTCCTTCACAGCTTGGCCTTCTGGGCCTAGCAACTTTGTCGAGCCGCCGTTAGAGCCGCTGACCAAGTTAATCGTTGCTGGAATGGCAGGGCCGTATACACCGAAAGGTAGAAGCCCTTCAGCTTCACCATTTTTAACCAAATCAGTTACTTCGACACGAACGTACTTAGAGCGATTATCATTCTCTCCAATCTCCCTCATCACGTTTGTTGCATCATCAAAAACAAATTCCTTATCACCAATCATTCTGGCAATGTAGTTAGCAGAATTTGGATTTAAGTTACATCCACTATATCTCTCTAGGACTTGTGGATTGTTATCTGTGTCTGTTGCTCTACGAATAAGAACAGTAAACGTACCAAACTTATTAAAATTATCAGATGGAGCTTTGATCTCCTGAATAGACACCTTAAGATCTCTATTGGCGCTCTCGCCACTATCTAAAGCATGAATCTTAAACAAGCTTTCTGTATCAGTTGATGGATCAAAATCAGCAGTTATGGTGCCTCTAGTATCTTGAGATATAAAGAATCCAGTTGACGATGCAACGTTTGCGTATCTGTGATTATGCCAATCAACTGGGTGACTGTCAGTTGAGCCATCTAGTAAAGCAATAAAGCCTAAGAACTCGCCTGTCTTGCTAACAGCTGTACCAGTTACCGCCATGTCATTTTGAACAGAAGTTTCAAATGTCTCGCCAAGCCAGTAATTCAGTTCAGCGTCAACAAGCGCGTCGTTTGTCGTTGTTGGGTTTGTATTAAATACTTTACGAATAAATTGGTCAGAGTCTCTGTCAAAGTTAAATTCTGCAGCTTTTTGTACATTTGAGCTACCGGCGCCGTTTTTAACAATTTTTGCTTTAAATGTCTGGTTTGTTGATTTAACCAACAAAGCAGAGCCTGAAACAACAGCTGAGTCATCTCTAGGTACACCTTCGAGCAGCACTGCGCCATCTTGAACATACCATATTGCTGCCAATGTGCCAGAGACCGCTGGGCCTGAACCACCAGTGAGAGCCGATAAAACTGAACCGTTTGTGAGTGTCTCAGTTAGAGTCACATTATTACCAACTGAGCCATTTGTAGTAGCAGTTAAGGTAATTTTGGAAGTTGTTGACCCCTCGGCGGCGCTCAACCCATTAATACCGGAGGTAGCTCCACCTGCAATATTTGAACCATACTTAACTTTTGCTGTATCCGCTGTGCCGTTAATTGCAAGCACAATGTTATCAGTAATATTTGTTGTTGAGCCGCCTCCAAAGTCTACATTAATTTGATTTGCAGTTGGTGTAGCCCCCATGAGGTTTGTAAGTTTAATTTCAATGGCCTTACCACCGTCAGTGCCTAAGCCTGCAGGCGTATTAATTGTAATTGTATCAGCATCAGAGTCGCCGGCGGCAATTGTTATTGCGTCAAACAAACCAGCGGCGACTTCCCCTGCGAAGTTATCTGGGTTAGGCATAACAAACAAGCCATAAGCGCCGCCTGCATCGCTGATATCACTGTTAGGAGTGTTATCTGTAATCCAGCCTGCTAATCCTTTATTGGTTGCTTCAACGCCCTGGGCTGCTTTGTCTGACTGCTTGCCAAGCAAACGAATAACATTGCATGGCGAGTTGTTTCTCAGCCAAGCTTGAGCGGCATATGCTGCGTAAGTAGGAGCTAAAAGCGCACCAGTTCTCCAAGAATCAGTTGATGGCGTACCTGGCACAGGGTTGCCGAATACCTGTACAAATTCTTTGAATGACTCAACCTTTACAGGTCGGTTAGAAGGCCCAGATTGAAATCTGCCGATAATGACCGGCCCCATTCTTTCAGGCAATTGTGGTACTTGCGATTCATCGATCTCATCGATAAAAATACCGGGTGAAATAAACTTAAACTTATCAACTGACATAACATAAGCTCCTTAGATATGTATTTTAGTTCTTTTTAAAGTGAACTTTTCCTTTTATAAATAGTATTCATATGTTTGAAAGTGCTTTAAAATCTAAATTCTCCATCTTGGTCAGGATCCATAATAACTCTTTCTTTTGCGAACCTTACCTGAACAGCATTTTCACGACGAACAATCCTTGGTTTTGCTTGATTCTTGCCATCGCCGATAAGGTATCCCAAAACATCAATGGTTATGTCAGTAACATATCTTCTTTCGTTTGATTGATAATTTGCAACCGAGTTATTGGTGGTGTAATTTTCTTGTACAAAAGCCTCATAGGTATTTTCTCCATGAGTAATCATGACAATCTTTTGTGCATTGGGGGTTCTTATGAAAGGAGTAAGGATATCATTCATTTGCTCCTGATATTCAGTGACAATTTGAACTTTATAGCCACACTCAACATAAATTGGTATAGGTATAGTTATTGTTTCATAAACTATTTTTTCATTTTTCTTGCCATGGCGATAAATTGGTGCATTGTCTTGCCCTCTTTTTCGCTTGGCATCTGCATTTGCAAATTCGCTGGTCTTTTTTTGCTGTATTATCCTGTTAACAGTAATACCACCACCTTTTATGTCATTAACATCATTTAATACTGCATAAGGTATGGTTCGCTTATTAATAGATTTTTTAACGCCTGTTCTTTCAATAGAAATAAGAGGAAGAATAATCATTCCTTGCTCGTCTCTCTCATAGTCGTCATTTTTTATGCTATGTGCTCGCTCAGAACCTGCCCAAACAACGGGAACTTTTCGAAATCCTTTGTTTGTTGAAGTTGAAATATCTAGCCTGTCATTAACATAATTAAATAAAGCAAAATCAATATCTTCTAGCTCAGACTTGAAACGACGAACAGTATTTTCAACATGCTGTTCGTTTTTTGAGTTTTTTGGATCATGTGGCATCGAACAAACTCTCCCTGGACTTAATACACTCTGCTCTTACTTCTATTCTGCGATCAGCTTGACCAAATATCTCTTTTGGCTCTGATAATTTGACAATCTCATAAAAAGCTTGACCATAAGCGATAAAATCGCCTTCTCTTACAAATAAGTTTTGGTCTTCGACTAATCTTCTTTTGTGAAAATGCACTGTAATCTCAGTTTTTTTATCAATTCCATACTGATCAGTCCTTGTTTCTTCACCTTTAAAATCAACCAATGCATGCACACGCACAGGAGGCAAGAACGTCTTAACAACTGCTTCGTTATAAAGCGGATGAAAGTTTGTTCGCTCAAGATCGATCGGATAGTAAGCAATGACTTGACCGATAACACGCTCAATTAGCTCATCGTTGACTTGCTTTACTAGATCACGCTCTTTTTCACCTAAGAATAAAGGCGGTGGTGGTGCTGTTGGTTGTGACCATTTGTTTTCTTCATCAGACATAATCTAGTTTATCCTGTATAAATAAAATAAGGATATGTCCTTGACATTTCCTGCACACTCTTTGCGACTGCTGATTGTGTCTCTGTCATTTTTTGATATGTTAGCTCGTCGAGCACTTTTTGCAATTCATCTCTAAGATTTTTCTGTTCTTCTCTACCTTGAGATATTAAAGCAGTGCCGTTTAAGGTCACATTGTTATTTGGTATTGGAATAGCACCAAATTTTGATCTAATCTCGCCCAACGTTTCTTTTGAAAGCGCCAAGGCAAACCTGCGAATCCATTGCTTGCCAATCGAGTTAATATTTTTATATGGCACATTAGCCAAAGGCAAAGTGTTCATGTTGTTGACACCTTCAGTTCCGCTATCCTTGCCAGAAGTATCGCTCCATGGGTCATTTTCTATTGTAAATTCAAAGAAAATTTTCTTTGGAGTGACAACCGAAGGCATGGGGAAGATTCTAAGGTTGTTGTTCTTAATTTCATAAGAATAATGCGAATTTCTGGTGTATATGGCGTCTTCATATGCCATGGCTTGAGCCTTGTTGTGCCATGGTGGAATAACTTCATAAGTTGAGTCATCTGCATACATACCATAAGTTGATAAATTACCAACTGCATTCATACCGCCATAATATCCATAAAAACGCCACATGGCATGTGGTGTCTTATAGAAGACTCTACGAATAATTATTCTTTTATCTCCAACAGAACCTGTGTAGTCTGCACCCAAAGAAGTTCCATCAATAGCGCTAGAGGAAACTATCTGCTGCAAATCATAATCTTGAACAGAAGCTGTTGTATTAAAAGACGCGGAATAAACAGGTGTTGTACCTCCAAGACCAACTTCAGAAATAGTTTGATCCATAACAGCTTTAGCATAACCAAACTTAAATTTTGGATATTTAAGTTCAACATTTGCGCTGCTTTTTGAATCTGTCCTTTGGCCATCCGAGTCAAACGTGCCAGTTGTTGCTCCCAGAGAGCTGTGCAAGATATTCTTAGATTGATGCAGATTTACAATATAAGAATACTCAAGTGTTGCCTCTTCATAAGCAGCATATATGTTGCCAACTGTTAATTCAACATCCAGGACGTCGCCACCAAGTTTTTTAAAAGTATAAGCAACTTGATCTGCTGCACCTGTCATGAAATTTGTGTCAAACAAATCTGCGCCAGGCTTGACATAGACACCAAGTGGATAATGAATGGTATTTTCAGAACCATCAGCCTCAGTGCCGAGCGAGCCTGTTGAAGGCAAAACAACCGTTGAGGTTTGTGAAGAAGGTGTTAAAGTTGGAACAGACATACGATAGATCTCCTAATATGTAATTAGTTAGGAGAGATCGTTTTATCCCTTGGCAGGTGCTGTCTTCTTTCTTGCTGAGGCTTTTCTTCTAGTCGTCCTCTTTGGGGCAGCTTTTTTTGTAGCAGTCTTTTTTGTTGTTTTTGTTACTTTTTCAAGCTTTCTTGTTACATTAACCAACTCATCAGACTTACTTTTAATTTCTTTTACGTTATCAAGCGCGTCTTTTTTAAGATCATTAATTGGGCTAGAAACCTGCTCTTGCACTACTTTGTTAACTTCTAATACAATTTCTGTTTTTGCTTCTTGCAAGGTTTCCTTTCCATCGGAGGAAATTGTGTTTTGCTCATTAGACTCCTGCACCACTCCTGTAAGTTTCTGTAATGCAGACCTAATTGAAGCGTATTTCTTAGCATATTTTTTCATTGTTAGTCTCTTTCTTCTTTTACCCATTTGGGCCTCCTAAGTTACTAATATAAATAGTATATAAAATAAAAAGCCCTTTGTTAAGAACAAAGGGCTTAGTATTGATAAGACTTGTATTATTTATATTCTATCAATCGTAAGTAACGGCGAGTGGATCTTTGCTCAGTGCGGTAACATACCATAAAGTACCGTCAGAAACCAGCTCAACCTGATCGCCAATCTTAGCTTTGTTTTGCTTAATTGTAACTCTATCAACTGCGGTGCCATTAGTAGTGTCTGCAAGATCATGAGCGCCATGGTCAGCTGAACCTGAAGAGTAGGCTGTAACACCGTGCAAATTGTTGAGGTCACCTGCAGATGCATCAACTGTGTAATCGCCGCCCGTTGGGTTGACTTTAACAATAAACTTACACCACCAGCCTGGGCCGCAACTTGCGGCGTCTGGTAGAACTACAGCAAATCCTCCAGCGGTGCCAAGTGTAAAGATTGTTCCACAATCTGCCACCTCAACAGTTTTAGCTGCTGTAAGTGCTTCAATTTTCTTTCTATCTGCG